TGTTCAACAGCAGTCTGTTCGTTAGCATAGATACCGTCAGGTGCTTCCTTGTAGAAGCTGAATATCCATACGTCAGGCTTACCTGCTGCCTCCTCATACGGAATACCTGAGTCAATCAAGACTTGGCAGAGGGGGTCTTTCTTATCTGCTCTGACTCGACGGATGTAGTGCTTCGCATAACGTGCATGGATGCCGCTCGCACAGTCAACAAGCTGAGACACAGTACCACTAGGCTTAACACAAGTAATTGCAGCAGACTGTTTGATGCCAAGCTTTTCAGCCCACTCCTTGTTGGTTTCAACTGCCACCTCCCTCATCTCTGTTAACCACTGCTCTAGTTTTTCTTTGTCTTTCCCGCCACTTAGAATTGGGTGATCCATGATGCCTGTAAGTGAAACGCCAAGCAGTGCCTCCTCCTCGGTGTTGTTCTGCCAGATTTTACGAAGGTATCGGAAGTCCGTGAGTGTAGCCTGTAGCGTCCCCATAATGGTGGCAATCCTAACCTTATTCTTAATTGATTCAAGCGTGTCCTCTGGACGAATGACAGCTTCTGATAGGTTACAGAACTGGTTCGGACGTAAGATGATTTCTGAGCAGGGGTTCGTACCAAACTCAATGTTACTCTTCCTGCGTCCATTCCGCGATGCCACATTCTGAGCCGCGACCCTTGAAAAGATGCCACGTTCTCCGCTATAAGATTCATATAAGCTTTTCCACTCGTCGTTGAATACAGCAAAGTCAGGCTTCTCTGTGTACACAGCAGAGTTGTTAGCCAACTGTCTGTGTCCATGTGCTGTATACCAGTCACCTTGCTTAGCTTTGCGTAAGCGATCGTCATTCAAGTCACTCAGGCCAATCAGTGCAGACCTACGCACACCACCGACTACTACAACATCAGCAATCTTACAGACAAGATCGTGACATTCCAAGGTCGTAAGCTTTCTTCCAACTGCTCCCTTAAAGAGTTCAACTGTGAACCGGAAAAGTTCAACAAGAGGGGCGGGGCCACTTGCTCGACCACCGAAAGTCTTGAGCGGTGCGCCAGCAGGTCTAACGAGAGATACATCCCACTCGGGTACTTTACCTGCATAGAGCAACGATATAAGTTCTCGGAGTGCGGATGCCCACCCGATCTTGCTATCCGATACTCTGATCACTGTCCCTGTGTCATGCATTTCCTCCGCTACTACTGGCATCTTATCGTGGTGAACGTACATCTCTTCAACGCTATAACCCACTCCTGTACCACAGAGAAGGATGTACATAAGTTCGTCAAAGGAGCGTGGGCTGTCAATAGGTAAGTAGCTACAATTAAATCCTGCAACATTATCTCTGTCCAGTGCTGGGCCAGCAGTCATTAGGCAACGCATCGAAGGCATCACCTCGAGCTGCTCAATAGCGTTAAAGAGTTCGTCAGCAACAGGGGTGTCAATCATACCCTTGTCCTGCCAGAAGTTTACGTACCGTGTTACTGTTTCCTCCCAAGTCTCACGCCGCTGCTCCTCTGGTAAGTAGCGAGCGTACCTGCTTTTGTGAATGTATGATTCGTATGGGCCTAGTTGCATTAAGAGTTCTCCTTTAATTCTGCGAGTGCTTTGAGTGCTGCGTACCGTTGCTCTGCTTTAATTTCTTCACATGTTTCTTGCCATGCTTTGAAGTACAGAGACTTAGCGTGTCTTTTCATCTTTCCCCGTAGCGCATGTATCTCTGGTGGGTACATTAAGGGAGGCAATGGGTGGTTTATCTGGTGCATTTTCATAAAACTTTCCTTCTAAGAAGTTTTCAATTTGTGAGGGAGTTCCGAAGTAATTAACAAGTGTTGCTGCTGCTACACGATACTCATACCTACAGGCATACACCGCTGCTTCCATTAACTCTTGCGTCATTGCTGCATAGAAAGCATCATCCTCCAGTTCTATTTCAAGTTTCATTGTTTAGTTCCTCTATCACCTCTTCTATCTTTAGGTTCTCCATGATTGTTTCTCGAACATCGTCAGAGTAATCTTTCCATTCTATTATTTGCTGGAGTGTTCTCCGACAGTTGATGCAACGATAACGTTCTTCGTCTAGCTTACACTGTCTGACACAAGGTGACCTATTGTTCAAGGACATGGCGCTGGGCTTGCAGTAACAGGAAGAGAGAATTAGGTACGTCGGCGTTAGTGTACATACGATACTCTCCTGTAGTATTATTATAAGTGATTGCTAGACACTCATCAGGTTCACTGCCTTCCTCAACGATGTTGTTAAGCACTGTCTGCAATAAGTCCTGAGCATCCTTCTTGGGCTTAGAGTCACCGTCAAACTTCCCATCAATCACTTTCATACTTTGTTTCCTCATGTTCAATTAAAAAGTCTAGGTAGTGCTTTGCTTTGATCAAGTCTTCAGCGCCTCCCTTGTCTCGCCAGCGTGTAACGTACTCAATGGGTTGTATCGTCCTCTTCTTGTAGTGGTTCCCGCCCACCTGCGTTTGTAATGCTTTCAAGGTTACATATCCTCCAGTTCAGTTCAAAGTGACGCTGTTCATGTATACGAAGTGTATTACCTACGCCTTTGTTTAACGCTGCCAGTACCCTGTCTACAATGGCCTGTGCATTAGGTGGTGTGAACTGGTCTATCTTCTCCACTCTAGGACGTAAGAATTCTTTCATGTCCCGCTGGTGTTGGATAGTCTTACGTAGGCTATACGCTGTCCAGATCATAGCACCCCACTGTATGCCCTCATACGCTAACTCAACGATCACCGCCATCACCCTGTATCACGCCCCTCTCCATGCGACTGGCTAGCTTAGCAATGTTCTTACTGGCTACCTCGCTCAGTGTAATACCGTTGTCCTCAAGCAGACAGGATAGGTTCCACAGTACATCGCCAGCCTCAGAGATTAGTTCATCCATGTTAATCTCCTTGTCGTCACCACGAAGGATAGGCTTAACAAACAAGTCCATCAATTCGTTAGCTTCTACTGACAGGGAGGCTATAGGGTAGAACTGATCATCATACAGTGCAAACTCTCCCGCCTTTGCTTGGTAGTCATTCATGTTCATCAGCTAGTTCCTCTTGAAAAATATCGTAGTTACGTTCAATCTTATCGACAAAGCGATTGACAATATCCTCTGAGGAAATTTCTAACACCTCCAGTAGACTGATCTCATCAATCTTCATCAGACGATCGCACACTTCATCAAGCGTTAGCATTAGGCCACCACTCGCAGCGTTCCTGCGTCCCTGCCGTACTTACGCTTTAGGTAGTTAATGCTTACAGGCATCTCATCAAACTGCCCGTTGTCTACCTCGTTGAATACCCACACACCTGACCAACTACCATTAGTCTGAGGAGTCAGATACTCTTCATCGTGTTGGTAGTAGATACCAGCGAACAGTCCAGTCATGCGGCGACCATCAGCTGAGCGATCAAAGGATATCTCACGGTCTTGCACGTGACCCATGACACAGCTCATGTGCTTCTTCTGCAACAGCAGCTTAGCGTTGCTGACAGGCCTACCCATTACACCCGAAGTAAAGTAATGACAGTAGGCAACTCCGTCCACCACAATAGGTTCGAGAAATGGTACGACTTCCCATCCGTATTGCTTGAGGTTGAAGTCATCGTAGCTGATGAGTCCTTCCAGTTTTGCATCATCACTAATGGCTCGGTTGATTCGGTTCTCATGGTTACCAAGAGTAAAGATAAGGCGAGGGTTCCACATCTTCTTGCGATTGGCACGTAGTCTCTCCTGCTCTTCAATGATGGGGGCCATGAGTAAGTCCATGCCAGTGTTGCCTGCTGCTATATCTTTCGTATAACGTCGGCCCTCAAACTGTTTCTTGCCTACGTCATAGCTGCTTAGGCTAGGCATGTCCCAGTGATCTCCAATGTGTACGATAACATCAGGTTTCATATCCACTGCGTACTTACCAGCCCACGTCAGGTGACTGAGAGGAGCGCCGCTTTTAACCTGCGTGTCTGGAATAACTAGGTGTCTCATTACTTTCTCCTTATCCATTCAAGCGGAAGTGTATCCATAGTGTACCACTTGATGTTGTACTTGTCGGCCCACTCTGCCATCGTCTGTCGCGTTCCGTTCTGCCTACGTCTTGCGTTAGGCATTGGCGTGTTGGGGTTCATGAAAATAAAGGCTAGGTCTTCGTACTTGTTTAGCCCCTCTTGGACGCTGATATACTTACGTGCTTCTCCTCTGTCTCTGAAGCGTCCCTTAGCTTCAATGTAAGTCTTGTACTTGCCATTGTGAAAGATAAAGTCTGGATGATATTTCCTGACTGTTACATACTCAATGGTTTCTGTATGGTACTTACACTCGTTGAGTTTATGGAATAGGTCGTACTCAAACCAACTGTCATACCCCTTGGGTACGTTTTTCCTAGTCCGTTTCATCTGCTTCCTCCGTGGGCGGTGTCCAGAGTTGTTCGGGATACCGTCTAAGGAAGCATAGTTGTGCATTCTCAATGACGCGATCTTGATTCCCTCCGTACATTTCAACGCACTTGTCAAACATCTCTACCTCGGTGGCACATTCAGCCAGTGCTTTCTTAGCTTTGACTGGGCCTACACCTTTGAGTCCAATGATATTGTCTACACGGTCTCCTGTTAGGATTTGCTCGTATAAGAATCTTATACCTTCTTCCTCTGTTACGTAGTAAAGATTGTCTTTAACAAAGTTGTAGTGCCATCCCTGTACCTGATCAAAGTCTTTATCAATCGACACGATGCAAGCGTCATCGCCGTAGTCAGTTGCCCATATTGATATGAGGTCGTCAGCTTCTTCGTTGTCGCTAATGATAGCCCCGTACTGATCTACTAGGTAGTCTCTGATTACAGGTATCTTTACAGGCTTGGGCTTGTCTACTCGGTTACCCTTGTAGGGAGCAGTCACTCCAACCTCAGTGCGAAAGTTTGTTGTACCTGTCAAGAAGACTTGGTAGGGGGTAACGTCCTTGTCGCCCCCGAACTGTGCAGCAAGTCTCGACAGCACATCTCCTAACATACTACCAGCGCAGTACTGAGCATAGGAATCTGATTCTTCCTCAGTTTTGTACGCCACTCTGTAGCATAGGATGTCACCATCGAATAGCAACATTAGTCAGTACCAAACCATACAGTGATCACTGAGACTACAGGTACTAGACCAACACCGTGGACAGCTTCGCACTTGTAGTTACTCTCGAAGTCACACTGTGTGAACTTATAGAGGTTGGTTCCCCAACACCCTACAACGAACACAGACACTAGAAGCGGTGCTAGTATGTCACTCATAGTGCCTCCTCTACATCAAGCTCATCAACTGCGTACTCAATGAGGTCAGTGATAGTCAGCTTAGACAGCGTAGGAGAGTGGCCTTCACCTGACTTCCAACGGTAGCTACCAACCATGCCAACAGCAGTAGACCCATTGGATATCAGCACATCCTCAGGGATATACTCACCGTCCTTGAGCTTAGCTGCGATAGGCTGCATTGACTTACAGGTAATGAAGTAACCACGCTCATCACCCTTGTTACGTGCTTCAATGTTAATCTCACGCAATGCTTCAACAGCTGCTTCACTGAGGTTGCCTAACTGAACTTGATACTTATTGGAGTACTTGTTCAACTTGTTCAACTCTGCCCAGTAGATAGTAGCCTTGAGAAGAATAGGTTTAACGTCCATAATACATTTCCTTTTTTGCTTTGGTTGCCCTTGTAAGAGTCTTACAAGATTTGTTTAAGTGGTTATACTTAATGATTATAACTTCTAATCCCCTTTAATGTTTACTATGTATACTAATATTATATCATACTTTTCTCCTATCTCCAAATAAAACTTTGTGAACTATTACCATTAGTGGGTAGCAGCCCAGTTGTCACCGATCTTGTACTCACCGTTCAAGGGGCAGCGTAGGTTGAGAGACCGACCAGCTCCACGGATGCCATCCACAAGATAACGACCCACATCGTCAGCATACTCGGGGTCTGTCTCTACCTGCCACTCATCATGTACGTTGACAAGAAACAGGTGAGGTACTTCCATGCTGGTGAGTTTGTTAACAGCCTTGCATAGTCCTACCTTCATGACCACTGCACCAGCACCCTGCAACAGTGTGTTGAGCGCAGCGTGTTGATGCCGTACCCACAGTCTACGCCCGTCAAGTCCCGGCAGTGAACCCTTCTCAGCTAGCTTCTCTACCTTGTTAAGCAGGGCGGCATAAGCTGGTGTTGCTGACAGGAAGCGATGACGTAGGTGCTTGCCTACACTTGCACTGCCGCCAACGATACTGCCTAGCTTAGCGTCACCTGCACCGTACAGCATGGCATAGATGAGAGTCTTAGCAGTGTCACGATCAGCACAACCGAAGGCTTGCATGTTGCGTGTGTGTACGTCAGTTCCTTTCTCCTGCGTACCCTCTACCACTGCCTTGGTGTAGTCATCGTCCTGCATGTAGTGGGCTAGCATACGCAGCTCAAGACCAGATGCGTCACACCCTACCATCACCTTACCCTCAGGCACAGTGAATAGCTCACGGCATTCCTTACCGTACTGGCTACGCACCGCAGGTATCTGTGCTAGGTTCGGTGAACTGTGTGTCATACGCCCTGTCACTGCACCGTTAGTGCGTACCCTGCCGTGAATCCTGCCATCGTCACCAAGATGATTGAACCACCCATCAAGCAGACCTATGCGCTTGCTTAGCATCAGTGACTCGTTGAGTATACGTGCCTCGTTCAAGTCAATAGCTGCCAGCACAGGCTCGTTGATGATAACGTTACCCTTATCAGTGTGCTTCGTAAACTTAACACCTAGCATCTGTAACCGCTTAGCTATCTGCTGCCGTGAGTTAGGGTTGAACTCTTCAACGTCATCCTTTAACCGCTTGCCTGTCTTGACACTGTACCGCTCAGTCACGATAGGAGGGAACACCTCTTGCAGCTCTGACTTGATCTGGTTGGTACGGAAGCACAACTGTGAGTACAAGTGATTAGCTTTGTCAACATCAAACAAAATACCATTGCGTTCTTGCTGGCATACAATGTGCTTGACATAGTGCTCAATGTCTCTGCTGTACTGGCTGAAGTCCTGATCATCAAGGCTGCGTATAAGACTATTATACAGCTCACGTGTAGCCTCAACGTCTAGCAGTGCGTACTCTACCATCTCGCCAGTGGGAGGAGAGTCAAAGTCCTCAGTCTCAAAGTCACCCTTGAAGTAAGTCTTGTTGTGCCTAAGGCAGCACTCCTTCAATGAGTGGCGTTCCTCA